CGCCTCTCCATCTACCTCAAGCCCCGCGCCGTAGTCCATATTCATGGCCCATTGCAGTATCTTTACTCCATTGGCCTTTGTCTTGGGCCCATATTCTCCGTCTTCCGGTATGTTTGTGCCCAATATGATATTGGATATAGCCTGTCCAGCCTTTATGGCCTCTTTTACTGTAAGCGGCTTAGACGGGTCGTATACGTCCGATATGGTTCTAACAGTAGTAGGATTCTCCGGTTCTTCGGCCGGCTCTGTTACTTCTTCTTCCTCGTAGATTTTCTCGGCCATGGCCTGTATTTTAGATATATCCCATCTTCCTGGGCATGCCGTTCCCACTATGTCTTTATGACGCAGTAGAGGCAGCTTGCCGTATACACCCCAGAGATAGACCACGAGTTCTGCTACAGTTTTATAATCCTCTTCCGTAGCCTCTGGTCTGCACTCTATACCTATGGACTTTAGATTGTGCATCTTATTTCCACTGTGCCACGCCGGGTTTTTGCAATCAATTATACAGGCTACCTTCCCCGCTTCAACCACATAGTGGGCAGATGTTCCGGCCTTCGGATTGCATAGCCAATTTACTACATTCTCAAATTTCTGGCCGTCCTCGCCCCAATGGTGTATCACTATCTCCGCCGGTTTGTTATTCCCTGCGATCCTTTGACTTAATGGGGCGGTTGACGGGTATCCGTAATTGGGACTGTCGTACTTTGTTATATATTCGTAACTCATTTTCCTATCTCCTTCTCTATATATTTTATCTTTTGACTGTTTCCCGCCACGGTCTTTTCCAATTCATCTATGCTGCGCCCGTGTATGGTTACACGTTCGGCAAGATTCCTATGGTTATCCTCCGTCTGCTTCTGGAAATTTTCCATAGTGGTGTTCAGTTTTGTTATGGTCGTGTTCAGTTTGATTATAGGGGTCATAACGCCTATCAAGGTTGCTATGAATCCTAATATCAGGATGATTCCCTCGTCGCTCATATTATTCCTCGCTTTCTGTTTTCATAGCCTTTTTGTAGTTTGCTGCACTAATCCCCAGTAGCGCACCCAAAAATGCGTCAATGGCTGTGATGGTTCCCACTACTTCCTCACCATATGGGAACCCCCAGATACCTGCAAGGGCAAAATACAGCGTGCCTAATGCCGGTAGCACTACCATTGCAATCCATTTCATCACATCATACATTCTGTCTGTCATTTTCTTTTCCTCTCTTTCTTTTAATAAAAAACAGGCCTAAGCCTGTAAATTAACTTATTTCCAGCGGCCTACAGCTTTTACATATGCTGTTAGTAATGACCTTGCCGGGTTGGCCGCTGTCCAAACATAAAATGTGCATACCGATCTTGTGAGTCCGGTCGTTAGTGTTGCTCCTGAAATCCAGTTGCCACCTATGTCTACATTGACAACAGGTGTATCAACGAAGAGTGAGGCAGGGAAGTTAGCGCCGTGGTTCGACCAATAAACGCTCCCTTCTGTCGATGTCTGTTTATCGCCCAGCTGAAATTTCGTCCAGCACTCAGAGGTTCCATCGCTCCATTTTCGATATGTCCATTCCCCGGAGGTTCCTTGTTCTACTATATAGTTGGTTTCGGCCTTGAATCGATTTGAAATGTCCCTGAGGCACTGTTTTACACTAAGCATAGCAGCACCTCCCAATTGTGGTTCTTCCGTCGCCCTTTGCCACATATTGCGCTTGCCCTTCTGATGAGGGAAACGACCCAATAAGGTTTGACGGGTCGGAAGTATTTGCGTCCACATTTCCTAAAATGAGATACAGCCCTTTTGGCAGGGACATTGAGCAAAGAGTGAATGTGGCACCTGGTACATTCGCCTTGGTCGCCGAAGCTGTATAATAGGTGTTTTTTCTCTCCTTCATGTCTTGTACAGCACCTAAAATATCTTTTAAGCATTGTTTCAGAGATAGCATGCCGCGACCTCCTTCTTGCTCCTATGCAGTACCCCCCCCCTAAGAAAGTTTGTAAGGATTGAGGGAGATAAGGCTCAAGGCCTGTTACTTTGCGAACATCCATTGTATTGTAGAACTTTGCTTGACCGTTTATGAAGGCGGTGTAATCGCAGAACGTCAATGTTATGTCGTTTCCGCTTACAGAGCCTTTTACTCTTGACACTATCATGGAATTTTCAAGGCTCTGGCCGCCCATATTATCGCTGTGTAGCCCGAAGATGCCTCCGCCGGATATATCTGCCACCATGTTGCCGTAGCGGGTTGTAATGGTGACAGTTCGGTATTTTGACAGGTTCGGCACGGTGAAGGTCGTTCCCGCTGCTTTAACGCCTTCCCATAGTACTTTGTCTTTTAAACTAAAATATTCTTTCAAACACTTTGCAAAATTAGCTAAATCTTTGAAAGCTTTTTTCTCGCTAAACATATCTTTTCCTTTCCCGGCTCCGGGAAAGGAGCCGTCATGCTGTTCGTTTCCAGCAGTAGGCGACTTCATAAGGTGGCATGTTGTTGTGAGCTTCGCCATCACCCATGTACTTTGTCCAGACTCCGTTATCTCCACTTGAATAGGAAACCGCATTGTATTCGCTCACACCTGCTAAGGCGGGAGCCTGACTGCTATAAATAATTATCGGTAATTTGTGGTCATGTTTCGGCATTTCTGCGATTGTCAAATTATGATTTTCCTCTCCACCCGTAGCTCCCACCGCTTTAGCGCCTGCTGCTAATATAAACTTATCTTTAACTTGCACCCATGTGCCTCCCCAAAGGTCGGATGGGTTAATCGGCTTACTTGTCCAGTAGTATGAACCTACCGGATATATCCAGTCGATTAGCTTAATTACCCCCCCCCCGCCAAAAACGGACTCCCAGAGGGATTGTAGGGTGGCGTCGTCGATGAGATAATCTTCCGCTGTTATACCGCCGTTTACCTCTGTGTCGAAGTCAACCTCGAGCGTTCCTTCTTTCTCGGCTATCTTTCCAATAGCCGCGCCTCTTATGGTATCCATTATGCTTATAGCTACCTTTTTGGTAGATATTTCAAATTCAGCCGAATCCGTATTGCTGAGAGCATCTGTTAGGAGTATTTCTACCTTATAGCTCTTACTAACCGCTATATTCCCTCCGCCGGTAATTTTTTTCGTCTCGCTTGTCATAGACTCATAATTACCGTAGATTCCGCTCTTAAGTCCATAGCGGCATTTAAGCGTTGCGCTGTTTTTGTTGTTACAGCTCGAAAAAATCGCTTTTGCGAAAGCGGTTATATATGTTCCTTTTTGTTCTTGTCTTGCTCCGCCGCTGTCGCTGCGATAACTGTCGGCGCCCGATAGCGAGGGCTTTGCATAACTGAGGAAGTCAACGTTTACTTCTTTAGCCGCAGACCAACGGCCCCTTGAGTCTTTTACGTAGCAATAAACTTTCTGTGCGCCGGATAAATTTATTACCGGCGTCCTGTACGGAGAAGCAGTAATCTCCGCATTCCCGTATTTAATCTTATAGCCCGTTATGGTGCTCCCTTGTACTCCTGCCATGGTATTGAACGCAATCTGTATCGCTGAATACCCTTGCAGATATATTCCCCAGCCTGCTACTATGGAGTTTTCGTTGTGTGGTGTTGCTGTTACCTTGGTGAGGGTAGGAATATCTGCTGAGTTTACATTCACAGTAATATTTTTAGTCACGGAACCTATCCCGTCGGTAGTACATACTACTGTGGCCGTACCGCTTGTGGTATTAGGAAGGGCTGTCGCCCAGTCTCGCGGTATAGTAATTGCTACAGAGTTTGCCACCCCTGTTTTGGTTATGGTTTTTGACCCGAGAGTCACTTTTATGGTGTGCGTGAAGGCCGCATACCTGTTAGTGTATACGGTAAAGCTTCCTCCTGTGGTTACGCTGCTCGCTGAAAGTGTGGCCGGTGATGTCCTTGGTATTGTCGATAAGGTTGGCGATGCCGATGCTGTGACAGTTCCGCTACTGGAAGCTGTTTTTACATAAGCATATATGCTCACGCTCTTAGTTCCGTCTGAATTATGAGGAATATTCACGTCTACACTGTATAACGTCTGGGAACCGGAGCTTGTCCTATTTGGGTTTACTTTCTCGCTGCTGAAATAATATGTAGAGCCGTCAATAGTCACATACTTGGTATATCCATTATGGTCCCATGAGCCGGATGTCCAGCTTATGTTTACATTTACTCTAAGGGTGGTGTAGTTGCCCGATACCGACTGACTAAGCTGGCTCGTGCCTATTGATAATGATAGCGCCATTTTTTATCCCTCCCATTCTAAATTAAAAAAATCATTGTCGGTGTTTACGAGCCATTTACCTATTTTTAAATATCCTTCAAAGATTTCCGCTTTCTTGATATATAGCTTTTCGTTAGATATGTAGGCGACCTCGGCTGTGTTTTGATAAAAGCTAAGCCTGTCTGCGGTGAATACAGAGTATAAGCCCTGCTGAGCTATACCTTCTATTTCCTCGCCGGTGTCCGGGTCTACTATGGTCGCTTTTCCAAGGTTTTGCCCTATGGCAACTCCGATTTTTTTAATCGGTGTCTGCGTACCGTTTACGTCTGCACTGTCGAAAAAGAGGACTCCCGCTTTTATGAATCCTCTTGTATAGTCTACATATTCTTTCAGTTCCCCATCGACATCGCTCACTTGCTTTTCTACATTTTCGAGGTTGAGCAGTATGCCGCCTGAACTTATATCTATTTCATTTCTCACCGTTTCAAGTAGTTCTTCCTTCTGGTTGGCCGACTCACTTTTGGTAGTGTATGTTTCTTCGACGCTGATTTGTAGCCCGTCTATTTTCGCTTCTATCTGCGTCGACATATTGGTGATGTCGGTACGAGTCGCCATGTCGGTCGTGGCTGTCGTTATATCCTCCTGCCATATTTTGGTCTCGATTTTTCCTTGTATCGCCTCCAGCTCAGTACCTTGAGACGTTAGCGAAGTCTCGATGACGCCAATACTTTCCGTTACCGTGCCAAAGGCCATATCGAGGGTTTGCCCCTTTGTGTCAATGAGAATCTTCGTAGAGTTTATGGTTTTATCACTGCCGTTTATCTCGGTAAAAAGCGAATCTATGTCCAGCTTCCCGGCTGAGATATTGGCGTTGTCCGACACCATGTCATTGACTATTATAGGGCTTTTTATAGCGTCGGCATGTACTCCGGTTGCGTCGAACATAATATTGCCGGAAGCGTCCAGCACATATATGTTGTAATCGTTATTGGCGTCCTTTCCTATCTGAACTCGCGTCCTCGATGCGTCTTTTACAATTATAGCGTCTCCGGTTATTTGCAGCCTTCCCGAATCAGACCGAATATTAACCTTGTTCGTGTTCAGCTGCCCTGAGGTTATTTTGTCGGCAATCACTGACACTATTTTGGCGCTGCCTATAGTTGCATCTGATATTAGTGCAACGACGGCATCGGCGAACTCGGTTTGAAGCACGCTGCCGGAGGCAGAACCGAACATTAGAGTATTTATATCCGCTACATCAGTACTCAGGTTCCCGACCTTTGCCTCGGCGGCAGTCAGTCTTTTTTCTACTACTATGTTTTCGGTTTGTAAGTCGTCTATATCAGCCTCGGCGGCAGTCAGTCCTTTTTCGATTGTGATGTTCTTTGCCTTTATATCGTCAATTTCTCCTTCAGCAGCAGTTATTTTGCCCGACACCTTTACCATGTCGGCCTGAAGCACTACTACTTTTCCGTCTACGGCTTCTATCTTTTCGGTATATTCGGTAGCGATTATGAAGTCACCCGTTTGATATGTTCCCTCTTGCCTTGCAACATCGCATATGTATATTTCCGAGTTTTTGTCGAACCATAAATCCCCCTTATCGTAAGGGGGAAATGGTGTAGTTATAAATACTCTTCTCTTGTCGTCTGCCGTGTCTTTGGCCGCTTCCGCAAGGGCCAGCGCCTCTGTCAAGTCTTTGTCTATTATCCGCTCCCAGCCGAAATATCCGCTTTTTTCAGTAAAGCCGTATGCGTAACCCGTGTCTCGGTCATAATACAGGTCGCCTACATGATTTTCGTATTCGTCCGCAGTCCAGCTGCTCGCAGGGTAATTAGAAAGGCTGGGGGTTCCTTGGTAGAACCATATTTCTGTCTTACCGTCAATGTCCTGTTGCAACTTCGAAAATTCTTCAAGGGTTTCGTTCACAAAGTCATTTAAGGACTGGTTGACCTTCGTCACTCCGGTGCGTGCCTGTTCTGTGGCTTTTTTAATATCTGCGATTCCTAACTTTCGTTCTAAATCTTGTGCAGTTCTGACCCCGCTTATATCCCTCTTCGTTGCCATTGCATCATCTCCTTAATTCCAACTGATATTTCCGTTAGAGTCTACCGTGAATCCGAGTTTTCTCAAAATAGTCTTTATATCAGAATATGAAAAGTCTCGGCTGTCGTTCAAGTAATCAATTATTTCATAATTATATGTATCGTCACTGGGATACTGACTCTTGTACATAATAAGTTTTGCACCATAATCCATATCTGAACTGTTTATATAATTTACAACTTTTTCTTTTTTTGATCCACTTATTGTTTTACCGTTTTCATCTTTGTCGGCCTTCATGTTACTGAGTACCTGAGAGTATCTCTTATAATTAGAATATCCTCCCGTTGCCTTAGCTATCAAATAATTGTCCGGATTCTTTACTGCATAGTGAAATTCTTCAAAACTTCCATAGTCTTTATAATCAGTAAGATCTAACTTTTCTTCGTTATTAGCTACATTGTTGGCCATGATATTTTTCTTGGACACGGGAAGATCTAAACTCGCAATATAGTCTATTTTATCAGCAGTTTTCTTTTTCTTGGCCAGCTCCTCTCTGTATTTCCAGTAATCTGATATTGGCAAGTCTAATTCTTCGTATTCTTCTATCTGTTTTTCTTTGAGCGGCTTTCTTTCATTGTCAAAGTACTCCCTTGCGTTCTTGTTCGCCCATTGACCGAATATTCCGGCTTGCACTCTGTTTTTAATGGTATCCTCTACCGGGAAGCGAAGGTTTCCGCTATCGGTATATGACCCGGTAACCGGTAAATTGTCGTCAAACATTTTAAGGCCGTTAATAGTCTTTTTTATCTGATTTCCCCCTACTGGCGCTAAAAACGGAATCACCTTTTTAACTTCTCCGGACAGAGTCAGTTCGTTTCCGTATTGATCCTCCCCGCCAGTCATTACCCCTACCAAGTTCGGAACCGCACTTGACATAGGTATTCTTCCTCCATCAGTAAATAAATTGACATATGGCAGCGCATCTACCAGCATATCTGCAGCTTCTTTAAGCCTTTCGCTCGTGCTCTTGTCGTCATCGTCATCCCCTGCTCCTAAAGCAGTCATGAGTATTTCAATAACATCGAAGGTCGGATTGTATCCTGCCAGTGCTTCAAAGGTCTTCCCAAATACATGAGTCAGAGCAAATAATTGCCCAAGAGTAAATGTCATCTTTGCTGTAGTTTTAAACGCGCTCTTTTGGGCAGCCTCTTTACTCTCGTGATATGTATCGTAAAACATGCTGTACAGCTGATTATTCACTTCAAGCTGGAACTGCGCCACCATGTTAAACAGCTTGGAATTATATAGCTGCGGTGTTGCGCCTTTAGTTCTGTCTCCCATTATCCGGGCAGCAAATTGTCCCGCCTGGGCATGAGCCTGATCCTCAGTTAACCCCTTTGATCGAAGCTCGTAATATTTTGACCTGACTATTTGATTAGAAGCAAACCAGTCTATGCCTTTCATGAATAAAAAACCTGTATTTCTTACCTTCTCCCATCTTGTTTGTGATATTGCATCAGTTCCCATTCTACTTATCAGAAATCTGTTTTTAGACTCAAAATTATCTCTTATAAAGATATTTTTTATAGAATCTGCCGTTCCTTTAAATACTGCTGCTTTATTTGTCTTTGCCATAGCCTGCACTGGCGCTATGAGGTTCGTAAGGGAAGATGATACGTTATATCCGATCATAGTCGCACTTGTCTGTTTCCTCATCTCGTCAAGAAAAGCAAAGCCTTTCCTGCCAAATGTCTCCTCAATAGCTCTGTCAAGTTTATTCTTTTTTCCTGCTAAATTATTCGTCCATTCATGTATCCACGCCGCATAAGCTGAAAGATGGTTATCCTGAATTTGTTTTATTCTCTTCTTCTGCTCCTGCTCAGAAAGTCCTTCAAGTTTATCAAACCCACTTTTTTCACCGTAAATCTCACGCACATACTCCTCAAAAGCCCTGCCTCTTTGTATATCTTCAGTGTGATAAATAAGGTTGGCTATGCCACTTATATATCCATCAACACCCGCAATCGCATCAAGTGTAGTTCTCAGTCCTTTTCTCGGCTGTGCACTGGAAAAATAGTTTTTCTGTGGAGACCAAAATTCTGTTAGCCCGTTTATATCTGTAGGCAATACATGTTCTTGCATATTTTGAGCATTGAACGGTATCCCATTGCGGCTAAAGACATCTGTAAGCTCCTGAAAGTGTCTCATATAATCATCACGTTTTGGAATCGGTTCAAAACCTAAATCAGTAAGGACATTATTCGCAAGTTCAAGATAATTATCGTATTTTTTCTTTATTTCCTTTGCAGCATACTTTATTTTATCTTGATCTTTTATATCAGGAAACTCTCTCGCAAGGCTCTGGTCGTCATATACCACATAGTCGCCCTCATCGTTCAGATACTTACCTTCACCCCACTTCTGAACTGCAGCCGATTCTTTAGTTTTTGCTTTAATACCAAAAGTTTTTATCTCGTTTCTCTCTTGGTTCTGCCATTTAATGCTATCAGCTTCATTATCAATAGCCTTTTGGAATATGAGATTATTTAACTTTTGCCCTGCCTCTCGTCCAAAAACTCGCTCTGTAACTCTTATAGTATCCATATTATTCATGGACAATTTGGACAAGTCTTTTGCGTTAGCCATAGCCTTGTCAATATCATCTTTACCGATTTCAATTAAGGCCCGTCTTAACTCTTTACGTGTTTTCCTCGGCAAATCTGCCTCAGCAAGTTCCTGAGCCGTCTCTTCTGCCGGGGCTGCACCTTCTCTTATCGGCGCAATATCTTCCGGGGCTGTTCTTGTTCTGATTAGAGCAATATCATCTCTAATAGGCGCAATATCTTCTATCGCAGATCCTACATCTTCTCTGATCGGAGCTATATCCTTTCTACGTAGTAGATCCCGGCCGTATACATTCCATCCTCTTGTAGGAGCTATATCTCCGTTAGGGTTGGAGAGTGAGGACTTCGCATTCCTAATATCTGCTTCACCGTTAATCTTTGCAAGCCTATCTTCTGTGCTGCCATCATACTCAATATATGGTACATTGTGTCTTTCGAGCGCAACAAGGTCTTTAGTTTCCTCTACAGGTGCGCTTAATGAGAATCTTATATCCGGATCTTCTGTAGGGTTAGTATTATCTACACTCTTTATCTGTTCTGGGCTGAATACCACATAGGACTTACCTCTATAAGCAACTTCTCCTCCGTAGCCGCCGTCTGCCCCCTCATCCAATACTAAACCGTCATAGTCATATTTATTTTCGATTAAGAAGTCCCTTAAATCTTCGCCCTCAGTCCAGTCTATAGTATTGATTTTGCTATAAAAGGTGTCGCTCTCATAAGGATTGATTCCCATAGCGTTGCCGCCCTTGATATAGTCGTTAATGTATATCTCACGAGCTTCGGGGTCACTTATATCAAACGGCTTTTTGATATCAAGATATACTTCATAAGTCTGCGGATTATCAGCAACTTTGCCGGTGCTTATGCTACTTGCACTTGGGTTTTGATAACGGTCTGCATATTCCTTGTTAGAAGTAAAATATGTACCATCTTTGAATACGGTATATCCTCCTGAGGGTGTGCCATGATACATAACCATCAAACTGCCGTTTTCATCTCTTACCTTGCTGTCCTTAAATCGTTCAGCTTGTTCTTTTGTGAGCTGTCTACCAGTTGAATCGGATAAGGAATATTTTTTTGAGTTTTCTGCATTGCTTTTTGTTTCGCTCTCTTTTTCGTATACCAAATCTTGAGCCTTTTTAAAAGCTTCGGCCATATTTGTGCTTTGAGTATTGACAGAAGTGTGAAACTTTGCTATCTTATCTATATAACCGTAGTTCGTTATATCTGACGGCAATTGTAGCCCGAGTGATTTTAACCAACTGTCGGTTATTTTTTTATCCGGATTTAAGTATAAAATGTGACCGTTGTCGAATTGGTATTGATCTCCACCTTCCCTTCGTGTATATGCACTTGTAATAATAGATAAGTCTGTAATCTTTTCTCCATTTCTTTGCTCTTCAAACTTTAGAGCCGCCATTACAGGCTTCCCTTCGGCTGTTAATAAGTTGCCATATGCAATTATACTGTTTTTCTTTGTTAATGATTGAATGATCGCAATTGGATTTTCCACCATATACGGCACTGATTTTATTAATTCAGGTGTCATTTCGCTATGTTTATCTAATATCTTTTGAATTTTAGACTTACCCATGACAAAATCGCCCTTTTTAATATCTAAGGGGAGTAGAATTTCAGGTGTTGTTCCGATTTTAATACGGCCACCATCTTTTCTTCTTTGTTCTGGACTTGTAGATTTAAACCAATTATCAAAATCTGCTTCATATTTTGGGCTAATTAAATACTTAACGCTGCCTTCACCTTTCGCTGCCAAATTAGTTTCTTTTCCTTGTTTAGTTGCTTTATAAACTTCCTTATATGCTTTGTCGAATGAGCGCTTTACCTTTTCGAGTTCTCTCGCTTCCTTACTTCCGGCAGTGGCCATCTTTGCTACGTGTTTTATGTATTCGTATATCTTCCGAAATATATTCGGTTCTTTTGCCGAGAGTCCCTTGACGAATTGTTCGTCAGTAAAAAGGTACTCACCTATAAGGTCAGCTGTTACTTCGTTCTCTATGTCTGCATTTGTATCTTTGTATAGTTCACTAATTGCTTTATACTTTCCTTCGTAGATACCTTTTGTGCTGGCATAATCTTTTACTATCTGCTTCAACTTGCTGTGAAGCTCTGTACCCTCGAGTAGATGCGTGGTCTCGTGTCCTATTATCTGGTTTAACGCCATCGGCGAATCTATGTTTATAAGAACTTTTACTTTGCCGTCTTCTTTCGTTCTTACGAGACCGTTTATAATTCTGTTTTCTACGTCATATTTAAGAGTTTTGAGTTGCTCATTATTCACAAATCCGTAGTCCGTTCCTCTATCGTTTGCTATTTTGTTGGTTATTTCAAATAGGGAGTGGCTTTTGCGAGTATTGTTGAACCCCGCCTGTATTGCGCTTTTATATAGGTTTTTAGTTATTTCTGTATCGGTTTCTTTTTCAGCTCTCGTAAAGGTTTCTGCTCTCAGTCTTTCTTGCGCATATATTTCTTGCAACTTCGAGTCAGCAGGAAAAGCTCCTTGCATTCTCTGCGCAATTACACTTTTCACCTCTTTTATTCTGCCTGCTATATTCTGCCTTTCTTCTTCGGTTAGATCGTTATTAAATTTTTCTTTCAGTTGCCTTAATTCTGCTGTTTCATCTGGCAAAATGGTTTCCTCTATTAATTCTATGCTAAGTTCACCGTTTTCTATTTCTTCTTTTAGCTGTCTTTCTATCTCTCTTTTTTCTTTGCTTGTAAGGGTTATTTTTGAATAATCTATCTTTCCCTCTTCCATTTCCATTAAAACTTGTTCTTTTATTCCTTCTTGCTCACTTTTATTGAGGTTTACAAAAAGTTCTTTTTGTTCGGCCATTATCTCGTCTATTCTGCTTTTCTGCGCCCGCTCTTTTTGTTTTGCCTCGGTTCGCTTTTTGGTTTCTGCATCTATTACCGTTTGTTCTTTGCTGTTTGGTGTATTTGAAAGTTTGTTTATAGCTATTCCGCCGGCTCCAAATGCTCCACCCATAAGGCCTCCTCCGAGCCATGCTTCCCCTATCTGCTTCAGAACCTCTTTTTTAATCTGACTATCAGCTTCTTCTTCGCTTTTCCCCGCTCTTATGAGTTCTTTTTTCCTTATTTCATAATTTGAAAGCTCACCGTTAGCTAAGGTGTCGTATGCGATATTGGCAAACTCTGTAGCGGCTTCTTCTGTAGCGTTAGTAAAGACTTGGTCTGCCATTTCTTTTGTAGCACTTTTTAGTGTTCCTTTTTTTAATAGATTGCTCAACTTGTTGAGCGGCACACTTTCAAACATTGCCTCAAAAAAACCCGCTGCCAACCCTCCGGAGGCAGCTTGCTGTATTGATGCGCCTTTTTGAGTTAGATCTATAAATGTGTCTGTTCCTGACTGTGTAGACATCAACCCAAGAGATGTTGTTTTACCTAAATTTACTATTTCATCAAGCTTTGCCAACTGTCCTATTTTTGCGGCGTTCACTGCACCTCCAATCCCCATTGTTGCTACACTGTCAACACCAGACATTCCGAGTTTGTATAAAAAACCACCAACATTTCCAAGTTCGCTTGCCACTTGATCTCTTGCTGCTGCCGCTTTTCTTCTTCCTGTATAGGCCGCTTCATTGACATCCGCTCTTCTGTGAGGATCTAAAATAAATTGGCTTATGCTTTCAGCTGTTCCAGTAACTCCTCCGACTATATTCTGTGGAACGGATATAAGGCTTGCCAGTACTTCATGTTCTTTCGCAAATTCAGTAGCATCCTTTACCTTTTTTTCCATCTCCTCGGCGTTCGTTACTCTTTTTCTTGCGGCAGCTGCTTCCTTTATTTCAGAAATATTTTTTCCAGTCGACTTGCGCTCGTTCCTTAAGGCGTTTGAATATTCAAAAAGAGCCTCTAAATTATTATCAGAGACATTAGCGCCTTTGTTTATCCTATCGAGATTTTCTTTTGAAGTTTTGGATAGATTCTTATTTATAATAGCTTCTTCATAATCTTTAAGTTCATTATATTCCTTCGTTAGCTTTTCATTTTTTTCAAGTGCTGAGCGAAGATTGTTTGTTCCGGAGATTCCCCCTTGTCTAAAGTCTAACATTGCAAGGGCTTTTTCTTTGTCTGATTTTTTAAGTTCCTTTTTCGCTTCTTTAGATGTCTTGAACTGAGTATCTGGCCTTGTTAATACTTGATTAGATTCTTCTTTGTTTTGTACCTTTTCTAAAACCAACGAGTTTAAATTCTCACGTACCCTTTCTCCTATCCCCTTTTGGATTCTTTCGAGAACCTCTTCGTATTCTTTTTTCTTTTTAGTAGCCATATTCTACCCCTTTTTGTATTTGCCAAAGCCCCATTTTATTGCTGTGCTTGCTGCGCCGGAGAGGGCGTTTATGGCCGCAGATTCAACAGCGCTTGTGCCGGTTTTGTTAATTGTTGCCCCGCCTCCGCTGCCTGATGATTTTTTTGCGAGACTTGCATTGAACTGTCTTCTCTCTTCCGCAAGCTGCGCTTCAAATTGCCTCTTTTGCTCAGCAAGCTCGTTCTCCGTATTTATTTGGTTCAATACGTTAAGCCATCTGTTATAATATTCATTGCTTATTTCCTGCTGTTTGTTTGTCTGTTCAAGAATTAAATTATTCTTGTATTGGAATCCCTCTAAAGATAACTCAAGTTGCTTTTGAAGCGTCTGATAGGCAATCTCTGCAAGTTTAGCGTTATTTTGTAATGTTGCATCCTTTATAGCATTGTCATAGTTTAAAACAGCCTTGTTATAGCTTTCTCTTGCTGTGGCCACACGGTTTTGATAGGTATTATACATACTTACCTGCGAGGATTCACTATATCCAGTACCGGCAAGTCCATTCGCAGCCATTTGTTCTGCATTTGCACCATACTGCCCCGATTGTTTTTGCCAATCGGTGTATGCTCCGGACTGCTCTTTTATATAATCCTTATGAGCTTGTTCCTTCTGCTGATTCACCTGTTCAATGGCAAAATCAGTCTGCTCTTGTTGCAGCTTTGTCTGTGTTTCCTCATATTTTTTTGCTGCATCAATTTGATCCTGATAGAACTTGTCAGATTGATTTATCATGCTGTTGTACGTACTATTCATACTGTTCAACGCATTATTTTTATCTGTTTCAACCTGTGCAAAACGAGGATCATTATAATTTACTGCCACGTTACTACCTCCTTATCTCTTGATATAACCGCCTATGTAACATTCAATAGTGACGGACTCTAAGCTGAATCTCGTATCTGAATAGAACTTCAGCTGTATATTTTTAAATTTCTTTCTTTTTATCCTGCTTACGAAGTAATCAGTGACATTCTTATATTCATCTATCTTTTCCCAGCTACTCTTATCCGTCTTTACATATACCGTAATATCTCCTGTAGCTTCCGCAACGCAGCCTCTTTTATTTGATGTCTTTTGATATTGTGGATGGTCAAACTTATCAATAGGAGTCGTCCAGTAACTCTCTACATCTGCCTTGAGATTGTCAAGTGTATATATCCCATTTGCTGTGCCTAAATATAGAACCTCATCCTTTATCCTAACGCTTATTACCTTTTCCGAAAGTTCCCAGTAGAACCACTCATACTCTATATGAGTCTCGTTTTGGAACGTTCCTCTTGAATCAGCTAAATAGATATGGGTTCCGGTTATTACGAGTAAATATCCTTTCCAAACTTCCATCATCATATCCTTGTAGACCTCTTCATTCAAAAGCTTCCTGTCAACTACCGTACTTCTGTGGCCTACGACCTGCTGTGTAGTTATGTCTCCGGAAATTCCTTCTATTCCTCTTTCTGATGTGAATAAAATGTCATCGTTGAAGTTTATACCCGTTCCTATACACCCTGTGGATATACTGGAGTGTGAAGAGGGATATATCTTACCATATTCTGCATCTACTACCGGATTATGATAAAATACGGCTGTATTTGCTTGAGACGGTTCTTTGAATACCCATAGGGCGTTATTACCTGCAACCAGTGCCTTAACCGGAGCGAGATCTAATCCCTCTTCATAATAATCAAGGTCGCTGCAATAGGCGGGGTTATCAAGACTCGAGTGCCATACAGTATTTGGATAATCTTTATTGCCGCTAAAAAAGACTCTGTTGTCGAATACCTGCAGTAATGTGCAGTTGTTGATTCTGCCCCGGTATCCCTCTATAGTCTTTCTGAACTGCACACTGACATTGTCCTGCCCATCCGTCAGCGGCACTTCCGGCGCTTCTTTAAAAGTTATCTTCCCCTCGAAAGGATCCATCGTGTACGACGTTACTTTATTTCCGTTTATCTTTACGATAGGGGCATAATCTGCATCTATTCCCTTTGAATCAAGATAGAAGTCCTTGCTTTCCCCGTCTGCGAGAAATGTATTTATCCTAAGCCCGGTTAACATATTCACGTCTTCATGGATTGTACCGCCGCCTGAGGGTCTTCTTCCTATAGACGTTGTCGGTATGTAACCCTCTACTTCGTTTATGGTATCTCCGTCATATCTCAGGTAGTTTATTCCGTCTTTAAAGTACCATATGTTATTGTATATGAAGCTCTGCGAGGGACGTGGGTTTAAACCTGAATAAACTTCTGACCTCTCTTCGCCCTCAATCTTATATAGCTTGGTTCCGGAATGAATTAGGATTAGTTCCGTGTTTCCTACGGTATAAAAAAATATCCCCCATACCGGCTCGGTGAAGCTTTCTATCTTCTTCAGCCCCGGTCTTGTTCGGATACTCTCTATCTCGCCGTATTCTTTCCACATGTTTATGCTGTCGGGGCTTCGCACTGCGTTTATTTCCTCGCCCCTAAAATCCACTCCTCTAAACGAATGGTAGATTCTCGATATTAAATCTCCGCTGGCCATTATATATTCACCCCTCCGCTCATGTATATGAAGCCTGTCGAATGTCTCGGATCAAGTCTTTGAATCATAGTTTCATATCTCTGGCTGTATATCTGTCCGTATCCGTTTGATACGTCACTTTTGAGTAGGTCTGCGGCCACACCATATGGCATAATTTCAAGAAGGTCTTGCGATAATTCAAATTCGTATGAATCTTCCGTGCTTTCGGTTATTGTAGCCGGATATTTGTAGTAATATATCTTCGCTGTTCCCGGCTCGAAAAATTCTACCGTCTGTCCGAATATCTCGAAGTACTCTTCCTCGCCGTCGATATTTTCAAAAAGAATATGGTCGAGCTGGTAGAAGCCCTCTATTTCGTTCAAATCAATGGAAAGGTTTTGTGATGATATGTTTTCTTTTTTGATGGCCGGCAGTTTCTTTATCCTCGCAAGCTCAAACTGAATTTGGTTTATGACATCATTTATCTTTCCCTCTATGTCAGGATCGTCTGTGAGTTTCCCACTTTGAGTGCTCTTTTCCTCTATGAGGGCAAGCGTTTTCTTTTTCATTTCCAAAAGCGTCATCTTTGTCCCTCCAATAGTTCATATAAGCCGATAGCCTCTTTCACCCCACACATTTTGTATTCTGGAATCGTAAACCCCATTCCTTGCACATATACAAGAAGCTGGTCTTTTTCGAGTCCCACCTCTTGATGTGAGTTCTCCACCACTTTTTTCCCGTTCTTTCTCGTGTAGGTTCTTTTCAAATCTGTTATCAGGACATCTCCTTTTATTACCTGCTTCACATCGAAGGTATATCCTTCGTCTATGTCGTGATCGTCACATAGGAGTATATCTTCGCCAGTGTGTATGTACCCACCGTAAAAACCTACATTTGGCGTTATCACATACTTTTCAAGTTTTTCTATCTTCTTCATATTATCCCCTTTCATCGCTCCGGGAGTTGCACCCGGTTTCACTCTTGCAATGACAAAAAGAGGGAGGCTAAAACCTCCCTTTTGATTAGTAAAGTACTGCTGTCTTGATGTCGGTAGTGGCCGGCACAAGCTTTACTTTGCCCTTGTTGTCTGCAAATCTTGCAGACTCGATTCTTATCTGCACGAATCCTCCTGCCGGTATGGAAAATTCCGTATCGGAAGAGGATGCAGCGTAGGAACCTGCTACCGGCTTTTTAAGGGTAAGTTTGCCCGCTGTCGTTCCTGCGTTCTGCGCCACGATGACAACATATTCCTCTGTCATCTTCGGCATTGTAAATTCAAAGCCATCGGCGGCGGCAGTTGCCGCCTTTGGCGTGAAAACTGATAATTTATTCAGTTCTCCTTTTTCTGGTGTTAAAACTGTTACAGCCATTTATTTCACCTCCTTTAATGTACTCTTATTACGTACAGTTCTTTAGGTCTTACAAGTTTGGCACCGTATACATGCAGACCTTTGATGATATCAGCGAAACCCTTTTCTTTTCTCGCGGTCTCTACTTTATCTATCTGGCCTGCAAATGCGATGGCTTTCTTTGTTCTTACCATCTCGTAGTAGTCGGTACCATCATTGTAGAGATTGTTTGAAAGTCTCAAGTATGTATTCGCATACTTGCCTAACGCCCCTCTCTTTACATATTCTACGTTGTCAGTAAACAATTCTTGCAATTCACTTCTGAGTTCTACTATGTGCTCAGGGGTTAAGTCTGCTGCAAGCTCTGTCTTCTGCGACACGTTGTTTGCGTAAAGCTTTATATGGGCCTGATTGATTGGGGCAAGCATACTTGTGAGGCCGCTTATATCGGTGGACGCGCTCATCATATCGGAGTTGGCGTCTGCCGCTTTGGTTCCGACGAAGGCGTCGGCGGATTCCGCAAGCGCAATCTTCGCCTCATCGAACTGCGTCTCGAGATATCCGGCCATGGACTGTGCTCTGTCGATATCATCCACCTCAAAGGCGAAGGCGTCGGCCTGCGTAATGTCAAGATACTGAGAGTTGTCTCCCAGGTTTTCGATATCTAAATCCTTTCCCGGGGTATATTGCTGAATGGTAGGCCTTGTCGCACCTACTATTTTCAGTCTCGAACCGAGTTTCACTTCTCCCTCAAACTGATAATCGCACCAGCCTGAGAGAACTAAATCTTTTTTTAATTCTGTTTGGCAATATTTTGACCAGTACATGGGTTTAAAGTTTGCACCCATTATCTTTCACTCCTTTCATTTGCTACCACTTAAGCATGGAGTTTCTCACGTTCTTAAAGATTACAGGATTTTCAAGGTCCTTTTCGGTCAGCTTGTCCGCTTCTTCGGGAGTGTAGAAGGTCTTAGCCTCCTCCGTTGAACCGTTCTTCATGCTGCCCATCTTTTCAATATGAGGTTTGTCCGATGTTTTTGCGTATAGCTCGTAAACTTCCTTTATTGGGGTATTTTCGTTGAATTTCGAAGCAAAGGCTTGAAACTCTTTGCTTTCTACTACCTCTTCATTCACCCCTATGGTTTTTAACTCTTCTTTGGTATCCTCCGCTTTTCTGTACCGGGCAAGGCCTGTAAAGATGAGCTTTTCTCTTTTGCTCATCTTATCTACTCCTTTTTCGGCTAAGCGGTCTACTTCTTCTATCACTTCGTCCATTCCGGCTTCTATGATTTTCTGAACTTCGCTCTCGGCGAGAATCTTTAAATCCGACTCGTTGTATTCTGCCGCTTGGCTCTTTGGAACCTCTATGCCTCTTTCTTTGTAGAACTCGGCCATCTGCGCTGTCGCGTCGATGATGTTGGTCGTTCCGAGCCCGGCGTTTAATACTCTTTCGGCGTTTTTGTACGGTGCAATTTCTTTGTCAAATTCGCGGCGTATTTTCGCCTCCTTGCGGCTGAGCTTTTTCGCCACTAAATCATCTACTCGCTCGTTGAGCTCTGCTTCAGTATACTTTTTTTCCTCTTTTCCCTCTTCGGCGGCTTCGGGCTTACCTTCAACCATTTCTTCTGTAGTTGGTTCCCCTACATTTTCAGTATCTTCCAATACGAGGTCTTCTCTTTCTTCAAACATTCTTTACCTCCCTATTTTTTCATGAGTGTTTGACTTCACTGCCCCATACAGTTTTTCGTCTTACATGCCTGGACGATGATTAAACTTAATTACTTTGCGGCAACATTGCTTCTGCCTCTGCTATTTGCCCTGCTTGTGCTTCATAATCCCCCATTAAGAACTGTTGCGCTCTTTGCTGCATCAGCTGAGCCTGAGCGTTCATTGCGGCTATTTTACTTTGTTCGTTTTCCCATTCTTCTATCAATTCTTCGAGTTTTTGTTTAGGCATTACCGAATCGTCGTCGAGAGTCTTTATGTAGAGTTTCAATTCAGGTATACGCTGTGTGTTAAACAGACCGCTCGTCAGAAGATTTTCCATCGACTGTTCCTGCGCATACCTGTCGAAGGCCCCTTTTGGTGTTATATCAACTTTAACCGATGCTTTCAGTTCTTCAAGAGATGTTTTAGATACTTCTTTAACATTTATATCTTCTTTGCCTGTACCGGGATCTGTTACCTCTTCATAAAGAATTATGCTGTTATTATATACAATCAGCATATCCAGCCATATTCTGGCCAGATCCTCAACAAAAGCTTTTAAATATTGCAAGTGTTCCGTCAAGGGCTGCTGTGATGCTTGCTGAACGGCTAAGATAGCTCGACCGGATGCGCTCTCTGGGTTTATATCTCCCGTCGCTATATCCCCGGCTCCTGCAAGTTCTCTTGTGGTTGCTATCAGCTCGTTTTGCAGCTTTTCAACGTCAGAAGACATCTGCGCCGGATTTAAATTAGCTAAAATCTTAGCAACATCATCTATCGCCGCGCCACCTTTAACCTTTACTATGCCTCCTACTTGGCCTACAGCGCTTGGATTGGCTATCTTATCCATGTTTGCAATCTTTTGAGGGTATGCCGTGTTCTTTACGGTTATCGCCCGCCTCATGGCCGTTTTATTCGTTTCAAGTTGGTTTGGTATTAGCTGTCTGACTTCCCCTTCCCCTCTCGCAGAACCTTTCTTTTCTTCCCATACAAAATGGGCTACCGGGTAATATCTTAGGCCTGTATTTATGTCTTTCTTTAGGTCTACTGTCCTTGTGGCCTGTGCGAAATGTACCGTGCCGTCTTTTTTGTACAGCTTGGTGACTACCGTACACATGTTGTCTTTTTCGTACTTTGCAGCTTCACCTGCCTCTTCAATGTTATCCATATCGCCTATAATGTGGTCTATCTCTTTCTCGGAGACCCCCAAGGCTCCTGCAATTAGCTTTACCTCGGATACAGGCTTTCTTTGCTTCAGTAATATGTACGGCTGTGACTGTATGTCCTCATCATTTTCATTGCCGTAGTAAATGTCGTTCTTGTTTATAACCTCGTTTACCGGCGCTCCGTCTTCGTCCGAATATCTGACATACATTACACCCTCGTCGTTTATGGCAGCATCTTTCACAACCGTTCTAAGCTTAGTATCCATGTAATCACGTTCCCATATGGTCGATGCCTTTTTGTTCAACATCTCGCATATCTTCGTGGCTTCTTTTCTGAATTTCTTGTTTTCAATATTCTCGCTTGAATAGTTGATAGCGTATAGATTACTCAGTATAACTCCAGTTTTGTATCTGACTATAGGTTTTATAAAATTATATTGTACCTTTTCAACGCCTTTAACTTTTAGCCCGTACCATTGATCTCCGTTATACATGCGATAGTTTAAATCTGTATCGCCGTACATTCCTATCATGCGGCAGTAGCTGACACTTTTTTGATATAGCGCCCATATATTTGTTTCTTTGATTTCTGATATATCCAAATCTCTCCTCCTTTCTCGTAATTAAAAAGAGCAGCTATTTGCCGCCCTATTAAATATCTTTTTGCCCGAGTCCTGTACCGTCGTAGGATTCTATATTTTCCAGCATTGTCATAATTTCTGTTCTTTGATGTTTCGCTTCTTTATCTTCTTTATATTCCCTTACAGCTCTTGCCGGGCTTGGTATTTTAATGTCCTTCCCCTTAGCCGTTTTTTGCCCTATCTTCGCACCTATGAACAGGCATATGATATTAGATAGACTCACTACTATTATGATTATCGCAATCGTCATCTTCTACACCTGCTCCAGACTCGCCTACTTCATTGATTTCTTCTTCCTTGTTTTCCCCTTCGGTATGTTCTGTCTCGGGTTCCCCTATAGGTTCGCTTTTTTCGTTAATTTGTGTCGTTTCTTCTTTTTCTTCGGCCTGCTCTGTCTTCGTCGCTTTCGCAGGATTCAGTTTCTTTTTCTTCTTATTCTTTTTTGAATAAAACTCTTCCGCTTCAGCTAATGTCATCACTTCCGATACATCAACGCCCTCCCTCTCTTGGCGCGTCTTCCATAATCTCAGTAACTTTTCTTCTCTTTTTTCTTTCATCGCTTTTACCTCCTAAACCATTTCCCAGTCCTCAGCTAACATGTCAGCTTGCGAGGCTAACCACCCCATCTGTACGCCTGATGTTCCTACAAACGCAATAGCTTTATTTCCTATTGCTTCGTGTTCGGCGTTTACAACTTCGCCCTTCATATTCACATAGCTTATACAGGTGGCTAATTCAATATATTGATTTTTTCCGTTCCACCCTGCTCTTTTCGCTTTTTCGCCAGCCTTTACAGCTTGCAATGCTTCACCAAAATTCAACTCTTCTCCTTCCCTTACACTACGGTTATATCTTCTCCGTAGTCGTAATACTCTTCTTTTTTTTCGAAATTAAATTGATACTGAGGATTTATTTTTATTTCCTCAGAACTAAAACTTACTTGACTTCTTATCTCGTGGGCTATGGCAAGACCCATCATCTGGTCGTCGTGTCTCCCCTCCGGGGCTTCCGCCTTTCCTTTTTCGTTGCGGATTATCGTCAAAAGCTCTCTGAGGGTGTCTTCGTCGTTTATGCTGTCTGTGTTCTCTCTTACGATTTCAATCAGCCGTGAGATTATGGTAGGGCGGGTGAGGGGCGTTGTTCTAAAACCGAACCGCCGTTCCATCTTGCCGCTGTAAGAATCTTGTTGCTCTCTCACGTACTGATTTGTGTAACCTAATCTTTCCAGTTCCCGTATCGGGTAACTGTCAAAATTCGCTTCTATACCGATTAGGGCCTTTTTATAGTACACCCCCAGGCAGTACATCTGCCGCGTGTATTGGTCTGCGTCGAATTGGTGTTTTAAAACAGCTGCTTGTACGCCTGTTTTGGCGTCTAATATATGGCCTGTAAACCAGTCGCTGCCGTCCCCTGCCGTGTCTCCGCCGATGCAGTATTTTGTAATAGCCGGCGAATCCGGGACTTGATATATTTTTATGTAGCCGTTTCGGTCGTTTACCCATTTTATCTTTGAAATCTTAACGCCGTCGTAGTCGTATGCGAAGTATCCTGTTTTTATAGGTCTCTTGATGGTATGCAGCCTTGCCGTTATCTTTTCTGTGTCAAATACAGTGTCGCCGGATAATAAAAATGCTTCTTCAGGTGTGCATGGGTATTCTTGCCTGATTAGACGTTTATCTATTATCTCTTCGTATTTTCGATAGTACCACCGCAGCTGCTCTGCGGTCAGTTTTTTTGTCTTGTATAACCACCTGAGTCGCTCGTGTATCCAGTCGTTTCTTTCTTCAATCTCTTTTAAAAATTTTTCTCGCTCTGCTTCATTTGGGAAATTCAGGCTGTATTCAGGTGTTCGCCACCATTCGTAAAAACAGTTTATATGCGCCCCGGATTCCCACATAGCTTGGTAATCGTTATAGCCGTTCGCCGTGGATTCGTAGACCTTTATACAGTTTTTCGTGAACGCCTGCCCAAGACCTGCCTGTATGGGTGCTATGCCCTGCTGCCAGAACGCGCACTCAGACCCGTGGAAGAAGCTTATCGTTCTCGAGCGGCCAACATCTTTTGTCGCCGTGTCTACTTCCCAGCTGGAATTTAGCTTTTCAAACAGCAGCTGGCGCCTGTTGTTAAACTTTTCCGTGGGTTTTAAAACCTCCGGAAGCTGCATGTATGGGAACTTGGCTTTGTTCTGAAAAATTGCCTCGGAGTTGTCCGAAACGTCCGCGAGCGTGAAGCCTTGGAAGTTTCGGTTTAGTATACTCATGGCCAACTGGTACGCCGTTACCAGAGTGGTAAATCCCTGCTGTCTGCCTTTTAAAATGAGAATTGATATATCTGACCTGAGCCCGCTTTTAAATTCGTCTATGGCTTTATTTAGAACTCCTATGAAGTCCTTTTGTACTTCGTTTAGGAGGAACGGCTTTGTAGCCTGTTCCTTATCAACTACGACAAATTCCAGTTCGATTAGTTTCTCGGGCCTTTGCTTTATTTCTTCTCTTAGGCTTTCTGAGGCTATGAGCTCGCTTGCTATGGCTCTTCTCAGCTTTTTATCATAGTCTATGCTCTTAGTCTCTTCCCACTTCTTTCTTCGGGCTTCTATCAAAAAATCTGCTTCATAAATCATATCAAATCTTCCAGTTTGTATGACATTTCCATGCTGCCTTCTATGGACTGCTTATCTTTCCAGTCTTCCGACACCATGTTTTTCAAATAGAATGTAATAGCCTGCGTGTCTGATGCTATATGCACCTCATCTACCGCCTCTTTTAATACTTCTCTCGTTAATTTCCGGCCGAAGTTGTCGTAATATTCTTCCTTGCATTTGAATGTCTTTTTAACTTCTGCGTTATATCCTTGGGCTTTTCTAAATAACGCGTTCTCTATTTCGGAGTCGGCCAGCTCTTTGCTCGTTTTCAGAGCCTCCGATAGTTCTATATGCTGTTCTTTATATTTTCTGAACGTCGAATAGGCTACCCCCATCTTTTTCGCAATACTCTCTTCGGTCGCACCTTTTCGGCGCCATGCTTTTACTGCTTCAATGTACGGTTTTACGTGCGTTTCGTATTTATTTTTGCCGGCCATGGATTCGTCCTCCTTTCGGTGCCTGTTATTGCCGTCTCTTAATTATCGTTTATTTTTAGGTATGTAAAAAGGCCTCTTTCCCCAGGGGCCTTTTATTATTTCTCTATGATAATATATTAGCACATACATTAGTGGTAGTTAAATGGTCAAATTTCGTCTGTGGCTTTTTTTAGTAACTGGCACACCAGCTCTTTATGTTTTTTTATAAATTTTTTCAAAGGCGCATAAAGCCTCATTGTGTAGTCTGAACACCCATCTCGGGTCCCTGTTCATTTCGATAGAAACCTCCGCCCAGCCTTTTAATTCTATATACCGCAGCCGAAGCAGCATTATATATCTGGAGTCCGGCAGTTTCCGAATCATATCTGCTATTTCGCTTCTTTTTTTCGCTGCTTCAAATCTTTTTTCTATCAGCTTAGCCGACAGTTCACACAGCTTTTCTGCCTGCTTGGCTGTCGTATCTGAAATACCGGAGCCGCTGGGCATACCGTTTAGTTCTATCGCCGCAAGCCCGATAGAATCGTTTAAATACGCAATATCTTCCTCTAACTGCTTCATACGCAGTTCTTCCCGCTCGTAGCCGCGCAGAAAGTCTTTAATCACCTTCTTCTCTTTTTCGTTCATTATGCCTCCCTTTTTCAACATCAAAATCCCTGCGAAATCAGGTCTTCAAATGTCTCTTGCATTTCTTTGTACGCTTCTCGCAGTTTTTTACTGTAATTTACCCGCTCGCCTTTTGCGGTTACGCCGGTATACCATTTTTTTAATCTCGGTTCCTTTTTGGTCGAAACCATTATATATTCGCGACAGATTGTGCCTGTTATTTCATTCTCGTAAATTTGCACGCTGTCTCGGTCTATTTCATAATCCTTGAAAGCTTTCGGTTCGTCCTCAAGGTCTCCTCTTTTTATTTCCTCTTCTTTCCCTTCCGGGACTATTATATTTCTTGATGTAGTGTAGCGTTTCTTGGAAATATCACCATCTTCCATATGTAGAGCTGATGCCTGTTTTAATAAATATTCAGCCAACCGCGAATAGTTCGGGTAATCCCATAGTGGCCGGTGGAAAACCATCCCGTGTGGCCAACACTGTTTTATTATTTCCATAGGAACCTTGCTGCACACGATATGGTGATGTAGCCTTACACCTTTTCTCTCTGTGACGGTTACGCGCTTAAAATCTATTCCTTGCTGTTTACATTTTATTCTTATGGCTCGGTGAAACTTTTTTAGCAGCTTCTCGGCCTCTTCTCTTGTCGGTTCCGTAGTATATGTTAGTGTTAGTAGGTGGTCACCAGGCCTGAAATTCGCGTTCAATATAACAGTCAGCTTGAATATGGCGTATTTCAGATTGTTCCACCAAACCTTCTCTGATGTTACATTCTGCTTCGGAGCTCTTTTTTGTCCCTTATTTACTTTTTTCTTCATTCTCTCCCGGATGACTACAGTGTCACCAGCGATTCGCACTTCTCTTATATACATGATGTTCTTATGTTAATAATCTTATCCAGTTTTAATGCCCATACCGGGCGCCGATTTTTCCTCTATATATATGTAAGTTTTTCTTATAACTTTGCCGGAGGACAGCTTGTCCCCCGGCTTCATTTTCTCTTTTTTAGAACTCTTCGTGTTCGTTTAATATCTTTTTTAGGGTCTTCATTTCTTCAAAATTCAGTCCGGGGCGTTTGAAGGCTCTACCATCGGCAGCGAACTCTCTTATTTCATAGATGGGATCATTATCCCCCCATTCGATCTTCACCAGCTTTTTTTCGCTTCCTTTTTTGTTCGCACTTATAGTACCTAAATCTTCGATTATGTCAAATTCTATCATTTATATCTCTCCTCTCGTCCCGACAATCAGCTTGATTGCGGTTCTTTCTTCACCGGTGTCTGTTATGGTACTAAACCCCGGTATACAATATATGTCTATTCCCTTTACTGCTAAATGGCCTCTGGCAGCTGCAATGGCCTTTATAGTCTGATTGACTGCACCTGCGCCTATAGCTGCTATCTCTATCTTCTTTTCTTCTTCGATGTAATGGGATATGGCTCCTGCTACTTTCCCTACTTTTGATGTACTTGATACTTTTAATGTTGTCATTTTCTTTTCCTCTCATAGTCGTAGTCAATTAAGGCGTTGTTGATAGCATCCAAAAGGACAATTCGTCTCATATTCGACCCCAGAAGAAAAGCATTTAATTCTTCTTCTGTATTGAAAATAGGGATTTCGTATTCTGCCCCGTAAAACGTTTTTGAAAATCCTTTGATGCCCAGGGGTCCATTACTCGCAGACACACCTGTAACTCGTAGCTTTGAACCTATTATTCTAATTTGAAGATTCTCTATCATTTCTACCAACTTATCTGCATCTATTGGTCTCATTTTTTCCACCTCCTCATTTCTTCTAACGCGTCCTTAAATTGCTTTACTGTTCCTCTCATCTACTCTTCTCCTCTCATATCAGCTCCACACCATTTGCAAAAATTACCTAATGGTCTACAGCTTAGAATGTTGCAAACCGAACACCTGCAATGTTGTCGAACACCATCAGCATATGATGTTTCAGTTTCCAGCCACTCTCCGTACGTTGGCTCTTGCACGGTTTCTTCCTTGTCGCAGTCGATTAGGGCGTTATTGGCAGCACGCATGACGGCAATTTGTTTTACGTTAAGCCCCATAAAATCTGTTTTGGAGCTTTGCTTATGGCCTCCATAACGACAATTTGGCATGCGTGTGTTCCACCATTTGATGGTGTCTAACGGGAATGATTCTATCCGTATTTCCTTATGAAAATTTGCGTTACATGCCGGGCAATGGATAAAACATACGTCATCTGATTTTTCGGTTACCTTGTCCATATCTACCTTATAGACTGGTGGATATGGTTCGCCTGCTATCGCCCATAATTCTACTTCTCCGCCGCAGAAAGGACATCTTTTTAGTTCACTCATTTTCTACCTCCTTATGATTTAATCTGCAAGTAATAGCCGCCCGCTAACATAAACCTGATAGAGTGTTTGTCCTTCTTTATTCGTCAAATATGGTAAAAAGGCCTCTTGTAGTGTTGCGTTTCCTGCCTCTATGAAGGCCATTTGAGCTAAAACCCAGTCACGCACATTCCTCCATGCAGTCTTTTTCGCCTGTTCCATGTCAGCTTTAATTTTTTGTCTTTTAAAAACCTCGCAGACCCCGCCTACATTTGCGGGAAGTTGGAACCCCATAAAACCTCTCTCGGTTTCTATGGCGAAGGCAAGGCCTTTTGGTTCTCCTTTTTCGTCATAGTCGATCATCACTTTTTTGGCCCCACCTTTGGCCAGAGCCGCCTGTATTTCGCCGATACTTTCAAGCGGGTGCTTAGTCGTTGTATAATTTTTAATCGCCATTTTCTCTCCTCATTTCTTCAAATGCTCTGTGGTCTATCTCTCTTTGCAATTCTTCCTTGGTTCCTGTTATGCTCTCGTTTCCTTTTACGGCTTGGAATTTGTCGGGATTAAAAAAGTCCTTGCTTATATACCAGCCTCTGTATACCTTTTTCATGGCCTTCCTCCTATGTGCTTAAATTTTTAAAATCAGTGCCTTTTTCCATGTGTGCTTTTATAGCCGCCGGCCGCTGCCATTGTCGCGCGAATTTGTTCCAATCTACGGAATACTCGGTCTTTTTTTCTGTGAAATCCCGATATAACTGCATGAACGGCATTGCTCCCGCCTCGTAGATGGTTCTACATCTTGCCTCATCTTTGTCCATATCCTTTCCGTATGACAGCACATAACAGTTTATTTTGTTTCTATTAAACCCTGCTTTTCTAAGCTTTTCACACGCTCTTTTAAATGTCGGAAGAGTACTGTCTGTGTCGCAAGCAAGCCACAGTTCCTTTATTCTTAGGCCTGTTACTGCATTTACAAAATGGTCGTCTATTAAATCGGCCTCCAGACCGCCCTTAAAGCATATTCCTTTTTGGGTTTTTAACATTTCAAAGACCTTGTCTTTATGCTGCCGTGATGACTGGAGAAAATTATTGTCTTGTATGATATTTCCCTGATATATTGGTAGTTCCGTCAGTTTCCCTTCCAGCCGTGGGACTATACACCACGGGCAACTGTTGTTGCAACCACGGGTTGTAAATATGATATTTGATTTCATGTATAGCCCCGGCGTGAAATCCTCCGATGGGCTACCAAAGGCAACTCCGCCCAGTTTGACCGGTTTATCAGTCGCCGCCTCCCATTGATAGGCCAACTCCTCGCAATATTCTTTGTCCCACGTGAATGTGCATGATATGTGTACTTCGTCATGTTCCGGGATGAATGGTTTCATCGGCGGCATACCAATGAATACATAGTCGTCAGCCGGTGTATAGCTTGTTCTTTTAGGGAACACTCGTATTATTTTCATAATCTCCTCGCTATTCGTCTAACACATATTGCCGCAAAAACCTATTGGCATATTGTGGGTGTATTAGGCTTCTTTTTACTTGATTTTTTTCTTTAAGTATGGTTTTTTGTTCTACATAGTCTATTGGTTCGAAAATAATATTATTTTTTGGTTCACAGCCTATAAACCAATACTGAGTGGGCTTTTTATAATAGTCGCCATCTCTTCTCCTATCACTATCTATTATTTTAGGTTTAATGCACCAGTAGCGTGTCAGATAATGCTGTGCAGAATGTGGGTTCTCTATTATCAATGGGATTCCCTTTTCCAAACAGACAGATACTAACTTTGTTACCATGCTATACAGATAATGCAGCTCTTCGTGAAATTTCAGGGAGTATTTCAGTTTTTTCTCTACACCCCAACTTTTCATACCGTGGCTATTACCTGTTATGTTCAATATGGATTGGTCTTCAAACCGTATGCATGGGAAGAAGGCTATTATCGTATCACCTTTTTTCATATCATCGAAGATGCTATGCCCCCCCTGATAAGCTTTTTTAGTTCATTTTTAAATGTTCCTGATTGCTCAAAAAATAAATGAAACATATTACCTCGTTTCTCCAGCAGCTCCAGTTGGTGCTTTAAAGGCGGGGTTTATAGGTGCCCGCCATACCTGGTATATATAAATAAGGAGAAAGCATTTATATTTCAATCTTTACTTGGTTTGCATGTTTCTCAGCCATGTATTTTCCATATGTCATTCCGCGCGCTCTCGCCTCTTTGTTTAGTTCTCCAAGCCTTGAAGTTCGTTTAGTTTGCAATTGTTGTAGTTTTTGATTTTCTTCCCTTATATCTGCCTGCCGTTTTCGGCGACAGGTTTCTGAACAGGTCAATGTATTTTTGCGGTTACCATAAAACGTTCCGCCGCATACAGCGCATATTAATTTTATCATCTTAGCTCTCCATTATATCTTCTCTCAGTTTTAATACACTTTCGGCATACTCGCTTTTTTCTCCTAAGGATTTATAGTAGTCGGCTTTGCCAGAGCCGGCGTTATATGCTGTCAAAGCCCACTCCCAGCCGTTCTCCTTTTTAATAAGTTCGGTTAAAATATCAATTCCTACCGTCACGTTTTGATGTGAATCCGATAGATCGGTCGCTCTAAGACGCTCCATTCGTGCCTCGTGGTGTTTTGGCTGTATCTGCATTAGCCCTACGCTTTCTCCATTGTCTCCGATTGCTTCTGCGTTGTAGTTAGATTCCTGGCCTATAATGGCCAGAACCAGAGGCATGTCCACTTCGTATGCCTCGCACAATTCTTTTATATGTAACTGCAAATCAACCTCTAATGGTACATCATACAGTTTGTCCGGCTGTTCTATAATATGTATTTTCATAACCATCCCGGCAGCTTCCGGCGGCCGTGAAAATGCAATTATAACCAATATCATTATTCCAATTATTACGAAAAGCCACAGGCTTGTCGCGATTTCTTTAAAATACCACAAAAGGCTTTTCTCTCTAATTTTCCACTTCTTTTTCTTCATTTTTTCTCTCCGAATGAATTATATATTTCTTTAAATTCTTTTTCTAAATCCGTAATTTGTTTTTGAAGCATGGCTGCGGCGCCTATCCAGTCTTTCTTGACCGCATTAGTCCTTTCTTTTTTCAATTCCATTACCATGCGAGGAATTTCATTTATTCTGTCTGCCCTCTGCGACATTCTTCAGACCTCCTTATATATGGCATTGATAATTGCCTTGGCGTTCGCACCATTACTGTTTCCCGTCGTCAAAATTCTTTCCTCATGGCCGCCCATGTAGGTTATGACGATTATTTCGTCGTCGTATTCTCTTTGGTATATGTAATCTATAGACTCTATGTCATTTCTCTCGTGGTCTAAGAACAGAGTCATCTCCAGATTTTTAATAAATTCGTATTTTCTTCGTTCCTCTGTATATGTCACAAATAGCTCCTTCCTATGAGAGCGAGCCATGCGGCCCTCGCCTCTTCTGCGCTTAGCCCTTTTATCTCCATCAATTTATTTTCATAGACCACCTGATAGGCCTTTTTCCAGTTATCCGCTCTTTTACGGCCCCTCTCTGTCGTTTGGTCCTGTATCTCCCTATGGCACCTTGGACATAAATCTACTTGAAAGCCGTGGTCTATACTTATTTGTCTGTTGGCTCCACTAAATACTTCATGGCGCTCTGCATATGGTGTTTTGCAATAAAAGCAAACTCTGTCGGGCTTGTCCTTATACCCATTAACTTTCTTTTTCCTTTTTTTATTTATTGGTTTAGGAAATGGGCAGTTTTGATAATATGTATTCATTCCTCATTCTCACTTTTCTTCGGCACTATCTTTATTTCCATGCCATATTGATCAGATAACAAAAGAGATAAAAGCTCAGCTACCCTTTCAGCACTTACAGTATTTTTTATTTCCATGCTTATATCTCCTTTCTTTCTTCTATCCTATGTTTTTTATTGCTTGTCATATAACCGGCGTGTTTTTATTTTGGTTTTGTCCTATTCCGATTGAGCAAGGTTTTAAAACCTTGTTCTTTCATATAATGAACTTTTCCGGAGGATTTTCTCTCATAAAAAAGGTTTCCAAAATTATTTCATCGGACATATTCAATATACTTATGAGTTCATGCACTTTATTCAATGGTATATTTTCATTTTTTAACCACCTTCTTAACGTGTCCCTGTTGATGTCTAATTTCTTGCCTACAGAAATATTAGTCTCACTGGCGGCATACATAAGAGCTTTTAATTTGTGTATATCTATGTTCATTTTATTTATCCTCCGTTATTTCTTCTGCCCATTCCCAGAGGATCTGCCTTATAAGGCCTGTTAACGTTTGTCCTCTTTCGTCGGCGGCTTTTTTTAGCTGTTCTTTAAGTTCCGTAGGTATTCTTAAAATCATTTGATACATAGTTTCACTCCTTTTTGATATCTTTGATATCTGTACAATATCACTTTTATCTCACCTTGTCAACATCTTTTAGATATCTTTTTGAATACTTGATTGCGAAATCTTTTTGATATATTCTTGATATCAAAAGGAGGATTCATCATGGCAATTCAATCTAACCCATATCCTTTACGGATTGACAAGTCTTTAATGCAAAAGTTTAAGGTCATTGCAGCACTTCATGGTCGCTCTGTAAATAAAGAAATTGAATTTACAATACGAACCATTGTCGCCGCTTACGAAAAAGAGAATGGTGAAATTACTGTCTCCCTTGATGAATAGCTTTTAAACTGTCGTATATAAGTTGGTTTACCATTCCGTTGAAGCTGATGTTTCTTTTATCAGCTTCTTTTTCTATCTCTTCTTTCAGTTCTTTAGGAAGGCGGATTGTTGTTTGCTCTTTCATTTTTTAAGCTCTTCTTTCTGTTTGCTCTCAAAGGGTATGATGTCATTTAAAATATCAGAAGGCTTTGGCCTTTCTCGGGGATCTAAAGTAGCTATAACTTTTCCGTCAAGGCTCCAATACTGCTCGCCCATACTTACAGGGTCTTCTTTTGAGCCTGTTCCAATCATTCCTACAATTTTTATTACGGGCACTATTTGGGCTGAAAATACTTTTGTTATTTTCTCCATTTGCTTTCTCTTTCTATTTATCCCCACTCAAAAAATACTCCAGCGATACCTCGAAATAGTCTGCGACCTTTTTTAAAATATCTACCCTTGGGCTTGAATTTCTCCAACCACTAATTGTTCCATTCCCAAGGCCTATCGCTCGTTCAAGACTCGCGACACTAATTTTTCTTTCATCACAAATTTTTTTAACATTGCTATAAATCATGTTCATTCCCCCCTCTCTTTTCGTTTTTTCCTTCAACTACGTTGACTATTTATAGAAAATAATCTATAATGTGTTTGACATTTTTTTAATCAATTATGTTAATTAGTTTTGT